CAAGAAATACAACGCTTAAAGGATTTGGCTGAAGCTAGAGAGAATAGCGATGCCTACAGGAGAGGTCTACCTGATAGGCCACGCACATAAACAGGAGTAAAAGACGATGGCAACATCAAATGCAGCAACCACCTATCTGGAGAGACGGATCCTTGACTATCTGTTCAAGGGTGATTCACTCTCCTTTGCTTCGCCGGGTAATAACCTTTATGTCGGCCTAGCAACAGCAATCACTGATGTAGAAACAGGAACCGTAACAGAGGTTCAGGTTGACACTGATGACGCTAACTATACCCGCAAGCGCGTTGTAGCGGCAGACTGGAAACAGTCAACCACTACACTGGCTCGTGGTATTGGTACAGCAGACACTGAAATTCAGATTACAGACGCAGAAGCATTCCCGACATCAGGCACTATCGTGATTGATGACGAGACCATCACCTACACAGGTAAAGATGGCACCGCTAACGCTGATGTTGACGGCGCGGTCACTGCGTCACCTAACGTGGTTTTGGACGGCAATAACGGCACAATTACTGTTGGTATGATTGTTACAGGTACAGGTATCTCAGGCACCGTTAAGGTTTTGACCGTAACTTCGCAGAATGCAATTGTTCTGGATACCTCAGTTACACTGGCTGATGACACCCTACTAAACTTTGATGGCACAAACACGCTAACAGGTTGCACACGCGGAACATCAAGCACAACCGCAGTTAACCACGTTACGGCTGATGTTAACGGTGCGGTCTCGGCTTCTACCACAGTGGTGATGGACAACGTGTTTGGCACATTGGTAGTTGGCGCTCGTATCCGTGGTACAGGTATCACTGGCCCGGTTCATGTGGCTTCTATCTCTGCACAGAGCGGCCCATCTGCCGGTACAGCTACAGTTGTTCTGGACACAGCGGTTACTATCTCTGATGATGTCGCGGTGACATTTGACGCAGAGTCCGTGATTTGTGACCAGCAGCAGGTAATCAATGACAACAACATTGAGTTCCCAGCAGCAGCGGGTACAGCAGCAACATACACTGTTACACATGCTTTTGTGGCTGACGGTAACATTGCTACAGCGGCTGTTAACGGTGCGACAACAGCATCAAAGACAGTGGTTCTAGATACTAACGTAGGCACAATTGCGGTTGGTGATGTCGTGACTGGCACAGGTATCACAGGCTCACCTAGCGGTGTGGTTCGTGTACAGACGGTTACATCTCAGACCAACATTGATCTGGATACCGCAGTTACGCTAGCCAACAATGATGTACTTACCTTTGACGGAACAAATAAAATGTTTGTTGGTGAGCTTGATGTAAGTAAGACAATTGCAACGGGGGATATCTTCCGTATCAACAGTGGTAACTTGAGCATCGAGTTGAAGTAATGGCCTTTGTAATCAAGGATCGCGTTAAGGAAACAACCACCACAACAGGCACTGGCACGTTAACTCTTGCCGGTGCCTTGAGTGGGTTTGAGGCGTTTTCTGAAATCGGTGACGGCAACAATACTTATTATGCTTGCACCGATAACGTGGACTTTGAGGTAGGTATTGGAACTTACACAGCCACAGGCACAACTCTTTCTAGGGACACTATTCTGGAAAGCAGCAGCACTAAACTGACCGCTGATGTTAACGGTGCGGTGACTAACAATGTAAACGTGATTGTGGACAATGTGCAGGGCGGAACCCTTACCGTAGGCCAGCGTGTGCGTGGCGCTGGAATAACTGGTGTGGTAACAATCGCTGTAGTTAACAGCCAGACAGACATAGACCTCAGTGTGGCAGTAACTTTATCTGACGATGACCCGCTTACAATTGGGGATGAGAAGATTAACTGGACAGCAGGCACTCGTACAATCTTTTGTACAATGCCGTCAGAAAAGATTATCTTTGCTGACAACAACGACAATCCGGTAAATCTAGTTGAACAAGACCCGCAGGCTTTGGCCTTTGCGATTGCGTTAGGATAGGAAGATGGCAAACTCATTTTTATCAGAAACAGATACTGCGGTAGGAACGAGTCCGGCAAGCATATACACCTGTCCTGCCGCGACAGAGACCACAATCATTGGTTTGAGTATATCGAATATAGTAACCTCGCAGATTTTAATTGATGTAGTTCTGGATGCTTCTGCTCGTACAAGCGGCGCGGAAGACAGCGTGTATCTTATCAAAGCTGCACCGATTCCGGTTGGCTCGTCTATTGTTGTGGTTGGCGGTGATCAGAAGGTGGTTATGGAACCCGGTGACGTTCTGAAAGTTACCTCAGACACGGCCTCATCTGCTGATGTGGTGATGAGTCACCTAGACATAACATAAGGAGAACGCAATGCCATATATGGGTAATCCACTTGCGACAGCATTCTCCACCATTAATAAGCAGGACTTAACTGGTGGCAGTGGCACCAACTTCACGCTTGATTATTCTGTGGGTAGTCCGCAGGACATTGAGGTGTTTGTTAATAACGTACGCCAAGAGCCAGTAACAGCCTACACCATCTCAGGCACCAGCCTGACTATGACTGGCAGCATTGTAGCCACAGACGACTTCTATGTAGTGTTTCAAGGCAAAGCCCAACAGACCGTGGTTCCGGGCGCGGGGACGATTACGCAGGCGATGTTTGCCCCCGGCCTTAACTTGGGCGCTGGTTACTTCCAAGGCAACAACGGAGACACAGGCGATACAACAAACGGCAAAGGCGATATATTCAGAGTTAACGCTCAGACGCTAACAAGCAATGTCACTATTGCGACTGCTGATAACGCCACGGCTGCTGGCCCACTTACCATTGACACTAGCGCAACGCTGACCGTCAACGGCAACTTAACAATACTGTGAGGCATAGATGGCTTCGATATTAAATGTAGACCAGATAAACAATGCGGCGGGTACGAGTGCTGTTACGCTTGACGCAAGCACAGGCAAAGCATCGTTTCCGAATGGTGCAGTGCTGCCAGCGGGGAGTGTGTTGCAGGTTACGCCTCTGTCAACTTCGACTTCAAACGATAACTACCAGTCAAACTCTTTTGTTGATATAACGGGGTTGTCTGTGACTATGACACCGTTAGCTGCGTCTTCAGATATCTATGTGATTTACAGCTTTGTAAACTACCACCTCCTTGGAGGCGGTGGTGGCATCCAAGTTATGCAAGACGGCTCTGCCGTAGCGAATCAAGGCACTAATCCCTCTTATGAAAACTACACTGGCAACACCGACCTTTACTCAAGGTTGCATAAAACAGTTTTAGTTTCAGCCGGAAACACAAACTCAAGAACATACACCCTGCAAATCAGAACCTACGCAAGTGTTACACTGCAAGCAAATCCCGGCGGCGCACAGTCGTTTATGTATGTAATGGAGGTAGCTCGATGAGTACGCTCTATGTCGATACCATTAACGAGAAGACTAGCGGCAACGGTGTGCAGATTCCGGGTCATGTGGTTCAGGTTCTTAGTGTCACCACATCTAATAATAACACTAGCACATCAACTAGCTTTGTTGATGTGACCAACGGGACCATTTCTATTACACCATCTAGTAGTTCTAATAAAATATGGATAATGGTAGACTTTGGAACATATTATAGTTCTGGCGCAACATATCCTATCGTGGAGTTTAATCTTGTCAGAAATAGCACTTCAATACTTACTAGAGCCATTGCATATCAAGACGCTAGGTCAGTTGGAACAGTCTTTGGACAGCAATTAGTTCGTTCAACATTAAATTACTTAGATAGCCCAGCAACGACATCTGCCGTAACTTATAAACTACAGTTCAGGCAGGCGTCTGGCGGTACAGGTTCTTCTACAGTGGGTGTTGAACAGGGCGTTAATTTAACAGTAATGGAGATTGCACAATGACGAGCATATTGAAAGTCTCCACAATCCAGACAACGGCGGGTGGCGTACCGACTGCGGCTGACTTGGGGCTGAATGTGACTGGGAGTGTGCTTCAGGTTGCTCAGTCTAGAAAAACAGACATAACATTTACAACAACATCTACCAGTTTTGTAGCCGTTCCTGATTTAGCCGTAACACTTACTCCAGCAAGCACTTCCAGTAAGTTCTTAGTAACAGCAAGTGTTTCAGTTGGGGCGTTTTGGTGGGGCGCACTTGGTTATTTTGGCGTTTACGCAAATGGAACTACTATTGCGGGAGATGGCAGCAACTTGTGGGTATATCAATTTGGTGCAGATGCTTCAAACTCTGGGGCTGAGACAATGCAATGGTCTGAAGAAGTCCTTTACGCACCAAGCACAACTTCACCAATCACCTTTCAAGTTGTCGTAGCATCAAGCACTACCAGTTATGCGCTTTGTGTAAACAGACAGCAAGCTGCTGCAAATAAGCGCGGCAATAGTTGGATTACAGTTAAGGAGATTGCCGGATGACCCTAATTTTAGACACACAGGAGTAAACAAAATGGCATCAATATCAGAGGCTTTAACCGAACTAGGCATCACCGAATGGGTGTTGCGCGGTGAGCCAACAAATGAAGCAGAATTTAACGAGATGTTCCGTAAAGTCACCGGAGCAGATGCTAACGGTTCAGCCATCGAAAGCAGCAACGTAGCTGACTGGGGTACTGACTGGGCAACCGTCAACGCAAAGCTAACCGAGCTTAATGCAGCGGAGCCTTTGAAGCTGTTACGCGCCGAGCGCGACAAGCTTATCACGGCTACCGACTGGTGGGCATCGTCTGACCTTACAATGAGCGCCGAGCGTACAGCATACCGTCAGGCACTGCGTGACATCACTGACAGCTACACCTCGCTTGACGATGTTGTGTGGCCTACAAAGCCGGAGTAAAAGATGGCACTAAGCACCATTAATACAAACAGTATTGCAGATGATGCCGTTACCGTACCAAAGGTAACGGATCAGGTGCTTACGCACAGGAATCTTATCATCAATGGTGCGATGCAGGTGGCGCAACGGGGAACGTCAGCCACAGGTGTGGGTGGGAATGCTTCTTACCCAACGCTAGATAGGTTTAGACAAAATACAAGTAATACAGCAGGGCGTTTTACTATGTCACAGGTCGCTGTTACTGACCTGCCCGGATTTGCAAACGCATTAAAACTAGAATGCACAACAGCAGACACATCAATAGCGGCGAATGAACTTGGCATCATAATGCAAAGAATTGAAGGGCAGGATTTACAACAGCTTAAAAAGGGTACTTCTAGTGCAGAACCTGTAACTGTATCTTTTTATGTTAAAGGAAATGCCTCTGCAACTTATACACTAGAACTTAGTGACAATGATAACAACCGTCAGATTAGCCAAACATTTTCTGTTACAACTTCGTGGAATAGAGTGTCTTTGACTTTTGCTGGTGATACATCCGGTGTATTAGATGACGATAATGGGAATAGTTTAGAATTAAACATCTGGATTCACGCTGGTAGCGACTTCAATGGTGGTACTTTAAGCACAACTTGGACAAGCACTACTAATGCAAATCGCGCCTCCTCTAGTGCTACTTCTTTCTTTGATAGCACAAGCCGTACACTAGAAATTACAGGACTTCAGATGGAACTCGGCGACACAGCCACGCCGTTTGAACACCGCAGTTACGGTGAGGAGCTAGCTCTGTGTCAGCGGTATTTTCAGAAAATTAGTGGGGCGGCTTCTAGAGCCTATACAAGTGACGGATATTGGGGCTATGGAATAACCAGCCCTGTTACTATGCGGTCAACGCCTACAACAACTAACCCAAGCTACACAGGTGATTATAGTTTGCCCGGAACAGGCCCTAGCTTTAAGGCAAATACCGTAGACCACGTTAGTATGCAGTATAATGGTAGCGCAGGAACGTATTGGGCTTACAGTGCTGAAGTAACCAGAGATTCGGAGTTATAAAATGATTTTTGTAAACGCTAGATACTCTGTAGATGAACAGACAAATAAAACTCTTGGTATAACGGCAACAATAGATGAAGTTGATTGTATTATACCCCTAGACCCATCCAACCGCCACTACGCTGAGATTATGCGCCAAGTGGAGGCTGGCACACTAACAATTGAGGAAGCTGAGTAATGGCATACATAGGCAAAACCCCGACCCAAGCCATTAGGCAGCGCTATGTGTTTACTGCGACAGGTGGTGAGACATCCATTTCGGGCGCGGACGACAACAGCAACACACTTATCTATGCTGACGGCGAGTATATAGATGTGATGCTGAACGGTGTACAGTTAATCGCTGGTAGCGACTACAACACTACAACCACCAACACCATCGGCGGTTTGACGGCGCTCGTAGCCAGTGACGTAGTAGAAGTTATGGTGTATGATGTATTCAGTGTAGCTGGGCTTAGTAACTACTTTACGGCAGCGAGAGTACCGTTTACACGGTTCGATAGCACAGTAAAGAACATGCCGTTGAACGCAGATCAGAAGGTTCCGTTCACACGGTTTGATGCAACGAGCAGTGACTTCTCACTGACGAACTAGAGGCTGATATGGCAAGACTTGTAAAATCAATTGTATCCGGCTCGAATGTGGTCGGGCTGGGCGAAACAACCAGCGCAGATCAACTTGAAGGGCGCTATGCAGTCGAGATTGCCACGCTTACTGATGCCGCGACAATCACCCCGGACTTTGGCGCGAATCAAAACTTCACTGTAACGCTAGGCGGCAACCGCACATTAGCGAACCCGACAAACATTGTGGTAGGCCAGACAGGTTCTATCTTCTTGGTGCAGGACGGAACAGGGTCGCGCACCTTGTCCTTTGGTACATATTACGACTTTGCTGGCGGCACCGCGCCCACCATCTCAACCACTGCCAATGCTGTGGATCGTATTGATTACATCGTCCGCACGGCAACATCTATCCACTGTGTGTTTACTGCGGATTACAGCTAATGTTTAATACTCAGATCTTAGCAGGATCATCAGGTCAGGGCGGGGAAACCCAGCAATCCCTCAAGTTCAACGATGATGACAGCCAGTATCTAAGTTGGACACCGGCTGCTGCTGGAAACCGAAAGACTTGGACTTGGAGTGCTTGGGTCAAGCGTGGGACACTTGGCGCAACTCAGGGGCTATTTGCATCAGACGGAACATCAAACACCACCTTATTTGAAATGTTTTTTGCTGGTGGCGACCAACTTGGCGCGCAAGGTTCTTCTACTACCTTTTTCAGAACTAATCAATTATTTAGAGATACATCTGCTTGGTATCATATTGTTCTTAAATGGGATGCGGCCAATACAAACGCCGATTTATATGTAAATGGAGTTGAAGTTACCTCTTGGTCAACAGCCCCTAATCCATCAAATCAGGATTATGGTATCAACAACAACGTAGAACATTACCTTGGCTCAAGAGATGGTGGGGCAAACCCCTTTGACGGCTACCTATCCGATGTCTATTTCATTGACGGTCAAGCCCTAGACGCAAGCAGCTTTGGTCAGTTCACCAACGGCTACTGGAAAGCTAAAGACTACTCTGGTTCATACGGTACAAACGGTTTCCACCTGACCTTCGCTGATGATGTGGTCAGCGAGGGGTTTAATACAGTTACCTACACTGGCACAGGGGCAACGCAGTCGGTGTCGGGGCTGGGGCTAAGTCCAGACCTAGTTTGGATTAAAACTAGAAATACAGCAAGTCAGCACGTTTTAACAGATTCAGTTAGAGGTGTTAGTAAGCAATTATTTAGTAGTTTAACTAATGCTGAAACAACAGAAGCGGGTAAAGGCGTAACATCTTTTGACTCTGATGGTTTTACTTTAGGAACAGAATTATCTGTAACTGGCTCAACAAACAACGGTACATATACCTACGCAGCTTGGGCTTGGGATGCTGGCGAGAACAATGCGCCAACAGGCCACAGTTCTGTTACCTATACTGGCGATGGTAGTGGAACAAAGACTATTAAGGGGTTTGGTTTTTCTCCTGATTTAGTTTGGTTTAAGAACAGAGATGGAGGAGCCAATCACGCACTGGTAGATTCAGTAAGAGGAACTGGTGGGGCAACCGTACTTTCCAGTGACTTAACTGACGCAGAACAAAACTATGGTTTAACCGTTAATTCTTTTGATGAAGATGGCGTTACAGTATCTACTGGTTCAATTAATTTTTCTTATGCCAACAATTCCGGTCAAAAATATGTAGCTTGGGGCTGGGATGCTGGTAACGGCTCACCTGTCAGCAATACTGATGGGTCAATCACCAGTACGGTCAAGGCTAACCCTGCTACTGGGTTTAGCGTGGTGTCGTGGACAGGAACAGGCTCTAGTTCAACTGTAGGTCACGGTTTAAGTAGCACCCCAGAATTAATTATTAACAAAAACCGTAGTGCGGCAGAAAACTGGGTTGTATATAGTATTGCACAGCCAGACGGCAGCCAGTATTTACGACTTAATGGTAATAACGGATTGATTTCTGACAGTTCTGTGTTTGGGGGTGCTGCAAACTCAACTACTTTTACTGTCGGCACAAACCCTGAAGGTAATGGTAATGGTAATAATCACATAGCCTACTGTTTCCATTCGGTGGCTGGATATTCATCCATTGGTTCCTACGCAGGTAATAGTTCTACATCAGGACCAACAATCACAACTGGTTTCCGCCCCGGATTTTTGCTAATTAAACGGTACGATTTTGCTGAAGATTGGGCAATGTTTGATGGTTCAAGAAATCCTCTTAACCCTGTAGATAAACTTTTATATGCAAACGATTCTTCTTCAGAATATACCCTTATAGATTGGGTGGATTTTGAAGCCAGTGGATTTACTCTTACTACGGCAGATGGAAAGGTAAACCAATCTGGCTACAATTATATTTATATGGCCTTCAAGGGTTCATACGCTGACTATGTATCTGACGTAAACACTGACGGTACTATTGATAGCCGTGTTAAGGCAAATCCTAGCTATGGATTTAGCATAACGTCTTATGTTGGCACTGGTGCTAACGCTACTGTTGGTCATTCATTAGGCGTTCAGCCTTCTATGATTATCGTGAAGAACCGTGATACTGGTACTTGGTGGGATGTTTATCACAGCGCATTGGGCGGTACTAAATATTTACGTTTAAACAGCACTAATGGTGAGTTTACTGGTTCTGTCGTTTGGAACGATACTGACCCAACAAGTTCAGTGTTTAGCGTTGGTACTGTGAATGATGTCAATGCAAGTGGCGAAAACTACATAGCCTACTCTTTCGCAGAGGTGGCTGGCTATTCGTCCATCGGGTCATACAGCGGGTCAGGCAGCGCAGGGAAACAAGTAACTGGTCTGGGTTTTAAACCAGCTTGGCTTATGATTAAAAGCACCAGTTTGGCTGGCACTAACTGGGCGATTTTTGACAATACACGCAGCACGGTAGACCCTCGCAATGATGCGCTGGTGGCAAATGGTAGTGACGCTGAATTTGTAAACAATAGCAGCTTTTCAGTAGACTTTCTTGCAGATGGATTTGAGTTAAATTCCAACTACGGCGATGTAAACCAAAGCGGTGAAACCTACATCTATATGGCCTTTGCCGACACACGCGAAGCAGCCTTCTGGAAAGACGTGTCTGGTCAGGGCAACAACTGGACACCTAACAACCTAGACTATCGTGACAGCCTGATTGACAGTCCGGCGAATAACTTTGCTGTGCTTAATGCTGTTGATAAGTTTGGTTCGCAAGCAGTTTTAAAAGAAGGCAATCTGCAATTCACTAAGTCCACAGCAACAGGTTACTACAACACTGTCACTGGAACTGTGGGGATGCCATCCGGCAAATGGTATTGGGAAGTTTATATGGCATCATCCGCTGATGCTGTTATAGGTGTGACCACAGACCCAAGCTTAAATGATGCGGTTTATGGTGGTTCAACCTCTACATCTTGGGCTTATCTGAACTATAATGGTCAAAAGAGAACAAACAACAGTTCTTCTGCTTATGGTGCTACTTGGACAACCGGCGACATAATTGGTGTTGCATTGGATATGGACAGTGGAACCTTAGAGTTTTACAAGAACGGCGTAAGTCAAGGCCAAGCATTTACTGGAATTACAGGTACAGCGTTGCCTAGCCTAACGGACGCTGGCAATACATTGACTTCGGTAATTGCCAACTTTGGTCAAGACAGCACCTTCGCTGGCGCACGTCCGGCTGGCGGCAACCAAGACGACAACGACATAGGTGACTTTGCTTACGCGCCACCGTCAGGCTACCTTGCGCTTTGTACGGCAAACCTTCCAGAGCCTACGATTGTGGATGGGTCTGAGTATTTCAATACGGTGTTGTATACTGGTGATGGTGTGGCGATTGGTTCGGGTGGTAACAGCATAACAGGGGTTGGGCATAGTCCAGATTTTGTTTGGATTAAGGCAAGAAGCCAAGCCTATAGCAGTCACTTGTATGATACTGTCAGAGGGGCTACTGAAGCATTAGTTTCAAATTCAACTCTTGCTGAAAGCACACGTTCAGAAGGTCTTACATCTTTTGATGCTGATGGATTTACCGTTGGCAGTCAACTAGGTGAAAACGAATTGAACACTACATTCGCAAGCTGGAACTGGAAAGCTGGCGGCACTGCGGTCAGCAATACTGATGGCAGCATTACGTCACAGGTTTCCGCGAATGTTGACGCAGGGTTTTCTATAGTGTCGTGGACTGCTTCTGGTGCAGATGCAACTATAGGACACGGGCTTAGTGTACAGCCATCTATGATTATAGCTAAACGCAGAGATTCTACTGGTAATTGGGCGGTACAGATTCCTAGTATTGGCACTGGTTATTTACTTCTAAATTCAACTGATGCTTATAGTGGGGGAGACCCTTCAATATGGAACGCAACAGCCCCAACATCCACGGTGTTTAGTACAGCGGGGCAAAGTTCAGAATTCTTTAATGCGGGAACATTTATAGCCTACTGTTTCGCAAACAGCGACATTATTAAGGCGGGTTCCTACACCGGCAACGGCAGCGCAGATGGTCCGTTTATCTACACAGGGTTTAGGCCAGCTTGGATTATGATTAAAAATCTTGCATCAGGTGAGAATTGGCAAATCCACGATAGCGGGCGGGACCCTGAC